TTCTGGTTTTTATGAAGGTCGTTATTTTAAATCTAATGAAAATGTAAGGCCCTTAAGACCTTATGAAGGAGATATAATGATAGAAGGTCGTTTTGGTCAATCTATGAGATTTGGATCTACTATAAATAATACTCAAACAGCTCATCCTAACCAATGGAGTAATGAAGGAAAAGTAGGAAATCCTATTACTATTATAAGAAATGGTCAACAAGGAAATGAAGGATATGAAGTAGGAAATCCTGATAAAGAAACTTTTAAACATATATTAGAAAATATAAATGAGGATGATTCAAGTATATACTTATGTTCTACACAACAAATATCAAATTTTATTCCTGCTTCACATTATAAAGAATCATATGGGGTAGAAGATTTAGGAGCAAAATCTCAAGAAACTGTAATCCCACCTGACAATGAATTTCCATCTTCTATTCAAGAAAATTTAACTCCTTATACTCCTCCTATTCCACCTGAGGAAATACAAAAAGCAAGTGAAATTAATCCAGAAATAGATCCTGAAACAGCACAATATGATATAGCCCCTACAGAA